GTTGAATATCTGTATTGATAACTGTTGCAGTAATAAATGGCTCAACATTAAAATCGACTGAGATTATTGTTTCAAGTTTTGGATTATAAATTATAAATCCTTTATGTGTTTCAAGTTTGAATTTATGCAAATATTCCTTTCCTGTGCGTGGATTTCCCCACTCACCGCAAGCGTAAACAAGCCACTCATTATAATCTTCACCTTTTAATAAATCGTATTCCTCAATATAAGTTTCTTCCAAAAAGAAATTATGTTGATAAGTAGAAGTATCAAGAATAAACGAATTTTTCCTAAAATTGTCTGGGTCGTAGTATGGATATTTTTTTCCTTGAACAAATACTCGATAGATAAAATTATCAGTATCAACAGGGTTAAAAGTAATGTAGAAAAATAATTCTGCTTTATTTGTCCTTACACGCCTAATCAACTCACGAAAATCAGTATCAGTAACTTTTTCTTCGTTTGTGATTGCTTCCTCTATCCAAACATCAGTTATACCTTCAATTGATTTTAGATTTTCAACATCGTCCAAGCCCGCAGGAAGAAACTTGTTTTCATTGTGGATGCAAATTATCTCATAATCTGATTCTTTTATGATAAATAAGTCTTTCCAACCGTTTTCATTGATAATATCTTTGAAAAGTTGGAAACATGACTTTCTGATTGTGATAAATTTCTTTCGACAATACAAACACCGAAAATATTCATTTGTCAAACACTTTGTAAGCAGCTTCAAAGCAACATAACGAGATTTCCCACTACCAGAACCGCCTTTATATACTTGGAATTTAGCTTTACAGTCCCAAAATGGCAAGAAATGCTCATTTACCCAAAGAATTTGACTGTTTTTAAATGCTTCTTTAATTGCAGGTTTTATTTTCTTTGGATCTGGCTTTCCATCAGTTTCAAGACAATATAAAGGTATTTTTTGAGCAGGAAGAACAGTATAATTTGGAACGTATGTCATTGTAAATCATCTTTTAAAATACTTTCAATCATTTTCAACTTATCTCCATCTACCATATTTACTTGAATGAAATTATTTACTTGTTTGTTTACTTCTTCTTTTACTACACCAATTTTTGATTTACTCATATCAACAATTTTACCCATGTGGAACATTCTTGTACCTGTATCAACTTTTTGCTTAGTCTTTATTAACTCTCCATTTTCCGCAACATCATAATAATTCAAAAACCCTGTTTGGACCGTCGAAACATATTCTGAATAAATATCATTTACAATATTCGTTCTTCCTATTTCCTGAGCATCTTTTATCTCTGGACTACCATCAAGCATACTTTTTATAAAACGAATAGAACATTCAAGTTTTTTCGCAACTTGCTTCATATTGCCATTACAAGCAATGAATTGATTTATAATTTCTTCGTCAGTAGGCATCAATAAAGCCTTCGATTTTTCATCATGCAAAATAATTGCATCACGAAGTGTTTTTGGTTGATTACTTTTCATAATTATCTAAAATATGTTCAAAAATATCAGATGGAAGTGTAATATTTTGAAAAATCTGGATTTTAGTCTGAATATCAATCCATTTTTGATAAATTTCATCAGAAACAATGAATTTTACAATCTTTAAACCATCAGCGTTGTTACTAATTCCATCATATTCTGTATAATCAGCTCCTTGCTTGAATTCAAAATCAATTTGCGGCTCATAAAAATCATATTTCTCAAATGGAATTGATTCAAAAATATCATCACCATGCTCTTCTATTAATTCGTCCAAAATTGTCTTTATTTTTTCTCTGTCAGATGGGAAACGATTCTCATTCAACTTGAATGAAAGTTCTTTGGCTCGCAATTCTGAGACTTTACCAAGATAATAGCACATGACTTTTGTCAAGTCTAAACCACTATCGAGATATTTTTTTGCAAGAGCATATTCTTCTGATTCTCTATCAAAAGTATCAATTTCATCAACCCATCCTAAAATTGTGATTACACCCTCTCTTCTGTGATTACCGTCCACTACTTCCAACTCATTACATTCTGTGTGCCTGAGCAAGCAGCTTACAATAAAACCATCATCGACAATACTACGAATGAGTTTCATCATCATTCTTTTATGGTCGCCTTTATAATTCCATTCAGCGGAAACGGTTCTTCTTAAATCAACCATATTCCAACCTATTTTTAACTCTTCCATTTAGTTTAATTTAAAGTAATCAAATGAGTTTGCTTTTTTATACATCATCATACAATATTCAAAATCAAGTTTTACAGCAAGTCTTTCGTCAAACTTTGTTCTGATTATCGTTATAGTAGAATCATCATCGCATTGATGTATAAGTGAAACATTTAACCAAGTAAACATTACTTTTATAAAGTAAAATTCACTTGGAACACAATCAACTTGACTTTCTCGTTCACAATATAAATCACAATATTCAATCAAATCGTCATTTACTTTTGTGTTCATCGCATACTTGTTTTTTGTAAAATGGTTCATTGTTCTTTTTTGTGCAAATACCCCAACTCAAAGTTTCAAGATGATGTTTTTTTGCATTCATTTTTTGATGGTGTGAGTAATCAAAAAAAACACAATTACCGCACGATTTCAATATCTCTTCCATAACTCTTAAATCTGGTTTGAATTTTTTTACAATTTATTTCTGACCATTCACTTGTTACAAACTTTCGTTTCATTAAATCAGCCATCTTTGCCGTAGTTCCAGAACCTCCAAACATATCATAAACAATATCTCCCTCTTTACTCCAACTATAAATCATATCTCTCGCAAACTCTTCTGGAAAGATAGCTTCATGCCCCGTTTTATCATTCGTATTTGCATTACCGACTACATACTGAAAAATATTGTTCTTTACTTTTAAGTCTTTCACCGTTGATGTAAAACTTGACATTCCTACCTCTTTTTTGTATCTCGTCTTAGTACCACTTTGCCCGACATTCTGAGTAGGAATTTTTATTAAGTTACTTTCTACTGGCATCCCTCCTTTTGTGCAAACAAAAATATACTCAAACGATCTCGCATAATGTGAAGATGTCAAACTTACTGGCATATAGTTCTTTTTCTCGAAAATCATTACTCTTACAGAAAAACCAATGCTCTGCAAATATAATGCCTGACGAAATGATGTCAATGAATCTGTATTTTTCGCAACTAACTTGTTTTCCAACTTTTTGTCGATTACTTCGTCAGCTACATTCCAAACCATTACACCTCGATTCTTCAAAATACGAAATGCTTCATTCGCAGTTTTCTCAAAATTAAAAACATAACCATGATAGTTTCTCAAATCATCAAACGGTGGACTGGTAACAATAAAATTAATTATCTCATTTGGGAAGTTTCTCATGTGGCTTAGATTGTCGCCCATCAAGATTTTTTCCGTAAACATGGTGCAAAATGCTTCTCTTGTCATTTTTTAACTTTTTTATCTTTTGTTGAAAATACTCAATCCTTTTGTCAAAATCATCTCTTACAGTTCCTTCATCCTCAAACAACTTCTCACCACGCTCAAATTTGTGAATAATTTTGTCCAATGCTTCACGATGTACTTTGCCGAGTTTATCAATATAACCTTTCATTATATTAATCCCATCAGCCACATTTTCTTCTCCAAACAACTGTGTGTACTTACTGGTAACTGTAACTGTTGGAGAAAAACTTGGCATTACCAAAATTTCTGAATCAACATTTCCTTGCCTCTCATGCTTCCTGACAAACACCTTGTCAATCATAATCAAATGAAAATATCCCAAGCCCTCCAAGTGAACAATGTTACCGCACTGAATCTCATTGTGAATCGTCTTGATGAATAACTTGTAAATAGACTTACAAACTTCTGCATCAATGTCAATCACATCGAAAATCATTGAGTAAAAACTTCTGGCGTTTATCTTTACAATCTTGTCATTGCCAATTCCGCTCTTTCTCATTTCTTCTTTGGAGTTTCTTTTGTAGTTATCTTCATTAGATTTGTCGTAGAAAATCGCTCAGTATTTGAATAACCACCCTTAGCAGTTTCCTTACTCTCCTATACAATAAATCCATTACTAATTTTTCTTACTGATACATTTTGAAAAACTACTTTTTCGGATGTTGATTTCTTTGCCATATAAATTATAATTTAGTAAAGAACAAACTTATGAATAACTAATACAAAAACCAAAAAAATGAATGTAGAGAATACCCCCACATTCATTCCACATTCATAAGCAGTAAATTGAACTTAATAAATCGCATCGCAAATATAGAAACTTTTGTCGGTACACAATATAAGTTTTATGAAAAGTCAATTCAAAAAAAAAGTCGTTAAGATATTTTACAACACATTTTATCTGACAAAAAAAGTCGTTAAGGAAAATGGCGGACATTTTATTTGTGTCCGAACATCACTTTTGACTGTTTTCGGGGGGGGACTGGGGAGTGAATGAGTATAGAAATAAATAGACTTTCATAAATTACTTATACGGACTTGAAAGATAGTAAGCTAATGAATTGTATATGAATAGATAAAAGTTTGAATGTAGATAAGTATAGACACAAAAAAAGCTACGTTAATTTAATAACGTAGCTTAGTGAATTACTTACTTTGTCGGACTAATGAGGATTAAAAGAGTGAATCAATATCAACTTCGTTTTCGTCTTTGTTGCTGACTATTTCAAGTTTCATCCAAATTGCGTTTGCTTTGTATTTAGTTTGCAAATTACTTTCTATGCAAGTAAACGTTTGTGATTTGCGTTCCGCAATTGGAAGTGCAGCAAATTTAGTATCCTTTTTTAGTTTGGAAGTACAATCCGCTATCATATCTAATAACGTAAACGGATATGATTTTTTGTCAGAATCATTATCGAAACGCAAATGAAGTTTAATGTCCATATTTGTTTCTTTGTCCCAGTCAAGTTTCAAAGTTAGCGTACTTGTTTTGTCTTTAAAGTAAACATAGTTTTTCTGTAAAGATGTCAAAGATTGAATCTTTGATGCAAAAGTATTGCTTTCATCTACAATCAATCCGAACACTTCCAAGGATGAAAGATAGTTTTTTACGTCATTTGTTGAATCAGTATTCAATTCTGAAAAGTCCATAATTACGCTTGCAAGTTCCTCACATTTGTCTAAATTAAGCAACTGCAAAGGGACATTAAAGACGTTTGCTACATCAAATTTGTGCAATACGGGACTATTTCCAAAAGAGTGTAGAAAGTTGTTTGTAGGGTACTTTTCGAGTGATTGTAAATAACGCCCGATAGTTCCATGCTGAAACTCTTCATTGATGGAAAATACTACTTTGTAACTTTCAAACACTCCTTTCTTGACTTCAATAGTCCAAGTTGCTTGCTTCTCCGTTTTGGACTTGTCAATGATAGCAAATTTTGTTACTTTACTTGATTCCTTTGACATTACAGAACTGTATCCGAAATAATCTGATTTTGCAATTTGATTTGCGTTCAAAGTTGTAACTGCAATTGCTTGTTCCGTTGTTGTTGTTTGAGTTGTCATAATTGATAATTGTTTAAATTGTTTGTTTGTTTTGTTAATTGATTTATGTTTTGTTACTGTTTTAGTCCGCAATTTCTTGATTAATTAGAAATTCTATACATTTATCCGTCAAATAAATGTGATAATCACAATTTTGTAATTTTTCTAAACTATACTTGTCTAATCGAAAAATTTCGTTTTTGTCCGATAAATCACAATAAATGTAGATTGTTGTATCTATATAAGTATCATTATCCGTTTTACACATATCATTTTTGTATTCAGATACGTTTAAAACGATTTTTTCAATAGCGTCTTCACAATTTTTTACGAAATCCATATCTAATATGATTTTTACAAATTCGTTTTTCAAGTCATTTTCTGAAAGTGAAAAATTATTATTTTCCATAATTTTTGATGTTTATAAGTAATAAAATTACTTTCTTGGAACTTCCAAAAAAGATGTTTAATTTTTAATCCTAAAATGTCAAAGAATGTCAAACTACTAAATTTCCCTTTCCTACTTTCTTTCTGCACACGAATAAATTTTCGTTCCCCTATTCGATTTAGAT